GTGCTTTTATTTGCTTCCCAAACAATGCTCCAATGACTGCGGCGATTGTTTTTGCAATGTTGATTATTGCTCCCACAATCATATTCAATCCCCGTACNACAGGAAGCAATANCGCAATTANGCCATTACCTAAAATAGTTAAAAATTCTTTCCATTGTTCACTTAACACTCTAACCTGATTCGCCCATCCCCCGCCAGTACGAATGAAATCGCCCTGTGCCAGCTTTGTTGCATTCATGACGTAATTGTACCTAAGTTGGACTCTCTCTGCGTTAGCCATCTCTTGGTAGCTTGTCTGGATGCCCTGTGATAATGCGTATGCTTCCAAGTTTGCTACAGACATCACAATCCCGTATTTCTTTAGAGTTTCAGTTTCGCCTGTGTATACGGATTTTAGAGCGATATCAGCATCTTTTTGACGTATGTTATAGAATGATGCCATATCAGCCGATAGCCCCGTCAGTGCGATTGACATGTCCGAAGCCTGTTCTTTGTTGATATCCATTGCTGAACCAATCGCCATATATGTTGAAGCCGTTTGCTTTGCGGAAAGTTCAGACATCCCAAAAGATTTTATAGAAGTCTTTGAAAATTCCTCAATCTTATAAGCCATGTTTCCAAATGCCACATCAACCACATTTTGTACTTCTGCCAAGTCGGAAGCAAGTTGGATAGATTGTTTAATTACACCAAGTACCGCCACCGCACCAATAACAAGACCTACAGTTGAAGCGATTCCTTTTAAACTTTTGCCCACACCCGCAAGCCCCGAACTCATTTTTTTAGTACCCCTGTTAAATCCTGTGTCGTCTATTTTTGTGTTGAAGTTTAAACTCCCATCGTATCCGATTGCCATTATGGTTTCTCCCCTCTTGCCAAATTATTAAAGTAATCAATTTTTCTCTGCTCTTCCGTTGTTGCTTTAATTTTAAGTTCAAGCACATCTATATTTTCATTCCAATATGTCCGTTCCTCTTTTGTGAGTTTTCCCTGTTTCTTGCCTTTTCGTAAGTGTATCATAGTTGAAAATAAACACTCTCCAATTTCCATAAAAGCCCCCATGAATTCCCACCAATGCAAGTACTCACTCCGCCTACTTGAAAATCCTAACACTCTATCAATTGCACTAAATATATGTTGATAGTCTTGCTCCCACGAATATAATCTACCCACGTCGGGAGTTCTTGATTTTTGCTCAATGCCCATTCTATCCCCGCCATTTAAAAATATCACAGCTTCCAAATATGCTTCCTCGCAAATTGGCGGTTGTTCCTCATATAACATAATAAGCATTGCATCCATTTTTTCTACTTCTGTCAAATCCACATCTTCGAACATTACCATAATATCAACACAAGGACGAAAGTCGTGCCTTATCGCATACTCCCGCCCTTGTATAATTATAGAAGTTCGTAAGTCGCAGATTTGCTTATTTTTTAGCATTGCCCGTCTTTGCCTTTGACTTCACATATTTTGCAGTATGTTCTTTTGCCGAATCTTCCCTAGATGCCTTGATATGAGGTGCAATGCCTTTCAGGAAGTTCTCAAGTATTCTTTTTCCTTTGTTGTCCACACTCATAACGTTTACATCGCCAAAACACGTTTCGCTTGTGCCTTTACCAAATACATAGTCAAGCCGTTCTTTGAAATAATCGTCAAGTTCCTTTGTGAGTTCAAATATTGAGTCAAGATTTTTAGGTGTTCCGTCCTCATTGAATTCCATTTCACTATCTAATTTTTCCGCTTTTTCCATGAATCCCTGTTGCTTCTTTGCGAAGTCATCTGTCAACTCGTAAAATCTTTGAGCGAAGTTCACGTCCTTTGGACTAAAAGTAATAAGTTTATTTTGGTCACGATTGACACATAAGGTTAAACTCCCGGTGTCAATATCCAAGTTCTTCACTGTCATATCAAGTTATCCTTTCTTAAACCGCTTCGGTAAACGTCTTTGTACTCGGGTCGAAAGTTCCTTTTCTACGAATACCTTTGTAGTGGATATTATACGGGATTTGGAATCCCTCTGTGTTGCCACCGTATGAAACAATTTCAACCATAGCATCCTCTTCAATTGCGGGATATGAACCCGTAGTCTCTGTTCCGAACAAATCACATTGAACAACCGTAGTGTTCAAGTCATCAAGGACTAATTCATCATCCAATATTTCTTTCAACCATATGAACAAGTCTGTTCCGCTGTCCGCCTTATACGGGTCAATGGAACTTTGTTTTTCGTACTTGTCAATGCTTACTGAACTTATCCCCAAAATGTTTGCAGTTTTAACTACATTTGCGTTCATGTCCACATTCAATTCCTCAAGGTCTGTGCCTATAAGTTCATAGGCGGGAGTGCTTGTCTGTGCCATTATGAATGTCGCAAACCCTTTTCTCTCAATCTTTGCCATTTCTATACCTCCTGTTTGTAATATAATTTACAATTAATTTGATAAACCCCGCTAGTTGCGTTTTCATCAACACCGAATAAATATCCCCAACTTGTCGCTTCAATCTTTGTAGAAACTTGCCCCACATCAAGTAGGGGAAGTACTTCTAATCTAGTTTGCGTTTCCATCCAAGAACTAAAATCTTGATAAAACCCATTGTTTGCTAATCGGTTTAAATCATCAACTGTATATTCTCGGGATAAAAGCGAAAATGGGAATTCTCTGTAAGTATTACCTACAACGTCTGTTTTTACTATGATATCTCCCGCAAGTGGACTAATGCTATAATTTACAACATCCCCGTCCACCTCGTCAACATGAACCTCTGTGAGTGCCTTTAAGTTTGGACAAGTCTTTATATATGTTTGTAGTGCATTAATTATGCTCATTTACTTGCCACCCCCTGTCGCAATCTTCATTGCAGATTTTAATAAATTTTTACCAATATCCGCTTTCATTCTTGCGAACCATTGACCACCCCGCATCGGAGCACCTTGGAAAGTGTATTGTGGGTTATAATATAATCTTCTAGCATATGGAGTACTCCATTTCACAATACCACTTCCAACGATAGTATTCAATATCCCGCTTGTTTGTAAAGTTCCTGAATCGAGAGGTACTCTTTTTGAAGAGTGCTTTAATGCTTCGCTGTCCAAGAACTTTTGAGCCTTTTTAAATTCCTTATTGTGTTCCATCGAAAACGTAGTATGCCATTTCATAGAATACGTATTTGTTATTGTATTTCTGGGTTGCTTGATTGTCATTATACCGCACCCCTAATTTCGAAGTGCCACATGTCAGAAGTTCCAAATAGTTTTGGATTAACCTCTGTCACTGTCAGCACGTTTTCATAATTCTTTAAGAGTTCAGTTATCGGTTCTCCCACACTCCATTCGTAATCACACTCGCCTTTTACTATGAAATCTTTTGAACCCACATCAAAGGTGTATAATCCATCTGGAATCAGTTCCCAATTCTCCCACAATTTAGGTGTCAAGTATCTTGAAACATCATAAGGAATCATAATCAAAGAATTAGATGTTTTATCTGTCAGAATTGTAGTTCCAATAGTCGTCAATACTCCTGTATCCCAAAACACTTTTTCAATGACATTTTTCACATAAACATTGCCTTTTTTATTATAAATTGTTGCTTTAGAATTCGTGAACATTATCTTGTTTTCCCCCTCTTTTTTAAGTTTAGTGTAGGGGTGTAGGGTTAGTGTATGCAAAACTAACTTCTTTTCTATATTATATTTCCCCTAAGGAGAGAAACATATATACTATACACTACACTACACTACACTAAATAAAGTATATATAAAGGTTATATTCCAATGGTTTCCAGGTTTTTTGTTTTTTGAAAAAACCCTACACTTACCCTACACCAACCCTACACTAAAAATTTTCAACCCTACACTAAATTGGTAAAATATGTAATATCTGCATCTTTTTGGCTTTATTGGTAAAATTTGTCTTGAAACTTTTTTTTTACTTTTTTTTATTTACTAACATATCTTCCCATATATTTCCATATTTTACCACCACTTTTATTGGATTCCTCTAAATAAAAACCCTGTTTGCCCAAGATAGATTCTAACCGCAAAATCATATCTTGATTCTAAATCTCTCGAAATATCTCCATTTTGGAAACTTCTCGAGTATCCCCCTACTGTTTCTGAACTGACCTTTATATCGAGGTTTTTTGCGTCAATATATGCAAGTTCTACTAAACGACAAATGCATCTTTTTACCTCGTCAAAAGTAGAAATATCCACCCCATCATCCAAGTTTTGAACTAAGATTCTGCCCCTCAAATAGTCCGTTGCTCTTTCAGAAAGTTCGTCGAAATCAGAAGAGGGAACAACTGTACCTTTATACGAATTTTCATAAAAATTGTAGTCTGTGTAAGCCATTCCCTTTACCCCCTTTTATATTATATTGCTATGCGATTAAGCCTTTGAAACAACCGTAGTCTTGCCCGCTTTTTTGAATACTCCCTCTAACGCTTCTGCAATTGCAATTTCGTTGTCTGTGGTCGCCGTAATATCTACGATGCCATTCCAAGCCGTCCATGTAGCCGTAGAAGAGTTTAATGCTGGAAGTGTTACACTTGCACCTGTTTTGAAGAACAATGCCCCTGTGGTCGCTTCTGCCAATGTTACCGCAGTTTTACCTGTAGTTGCACCTGCAACGGAAGTTGGAGTCAGAGTTCCGATATCAGGAAGTTGTGGAGTTACCGCTCCATTAGGCACATACACCGCAAACGGGAATCTAATCTCGCCATCAGGGGAAAGTGCATTAATAGGGTTTGGAATCTCCCATCCTAATCTCATTACAACACGAAGTGCAACCATATCCTGTTGTGCAAGGTTATAAACGATTGAACCGTCGGTGTCTTGAATAACACCCTCTGTCAATAATTTATATGTTATGTCCTGTCTAATTGAATAAACAGCCTGTGACATATCTCCCACAATCATAGTCGCTTTTGTGGAATCCCATGCCCCGTTCTGCAAGAAAAACATTGGTAATCCGTCAAGTGAGAAATTTGAATTTGCTCCTTTAAGGTCGTTCATAAAGATAGGTCTTTCATTCAAATCTCTCAACCCTCTTAACTTACCTTTCATCATTACGGATGAAATAATGCTAGATGGCATAAATCCATCCTGTTCAATGTGTGCCAATACTCCCGCTTCTCCGAAGAAATCGGCGAATAAATCTGCATCTGTGCTAGGTGCCTCAACTACGTTGCCAGTCCTAATTGCTCCCGCTACAATAGATTCTCTCCATGTCGCCGGTTTATCAACACCAAATAAGATAGCATCGTCAATCTTCTTTCCGAATGCTTCATTTATTCTTGGCATTACCTCGCCCCAAATATCATAACCGCTGTCCTGTGCATCGTTCAAAACGGCTTCGGGAATCGGTACAATTACTGCAATTTCCTCGGCATAAAGGAATTTCTTATCCCATGCCATTTTTGTGGTTTTCTTTGAACCTGTATCTCCATTTACCCAATATGCGATTGGTAGCATATCCAAAACAGGCATGGATTGCTTGTTTGAACTCATGTTTGGCAATTTCTTAAAAGTGGAAAGAACCGCCGATTGTGCTAGAGCCCCTTGGATTATTTGATTTGTTACTTCAACTGGAATTAACGCTTCCGCACCAGTTCTGTTAATGTTTTCTACAGCCATCTTAATATCCCCCTATTTCCGCCCACTCGCTTGGAGTAAGGCATTATTCATTCTACTGTTAACGTCGGTTTTTGAACCCGCACCATCTTCCCCGCTCATATTTGGGGAAGTCCTAACTCGTGCTTTTGTATCTGCCTTAAACTGTGGGTTCTTTGCTAGGTATCCTTTTAAGGCTGTGTCGAAGTCTACAGTTTCGCTTGTCATTTTTCCAACCTCAAAGGCTACGAAGTCTGACATATCAGAGACTACCCCGTTTTTAAGAACTGATTGTGAATTTTTAAAGCTGTTTAAAGTACTTGTGGCTTCATTAAATTTGTTTTCAAACTCCGCTCGTTCAGTTGTAAGCGTTTCTACTTGCTTTTTTAGACCTGAATCCCCGTCGAGTTGCCCCGCTAGTTCATCGTATTTAGACTTTAATGTTCCATAGTCTGTTTTAAACTTATTTACATCTGTCGAATACTTGTCTTTACCCACATACCCGCCTGTCGATAAATCAGCAATGTTTATCCCTTTTTCTGAAACCACCTTTGAAAAGTCATCGAATGTTAAAGGTTTATCTCCAAACACATCTTTTAAGAAATCCATAATTATTCTCCTTTTTCTCCTGTTAAATATTGGTTCTAATTGTTTAAAGGTGCTTCTCTGCACCACTTGAACCTCACTTGCGTTAAAGGTCTGCAAGATGACCAACATCTGTATAGTTACAATATAAACATTTAATCATACATTGTCAAGCACCTTTTGTCAATTCTCTATTTCACTTACCCATCAAAACTTTTTCCCTGAAATAATCTCGCTTAACTCCCGTCTGTTTTACGAAATCCCTCGCAGTTCCTTGCCACTTATTAATCTTACCCATTTCAAAACTATTTTCAATCCCCGCTTCCTCAAACATACCTGATTTTAGCTTGTACTTCCGCACGTTACCCTCAATGCTCCTTAATCGCTGTGTAGCTTCATAATAAGTCATTTCTGTACGCTTACCATTCGCATCGGTATAGGAAACCTCTTGATTGTTGTAATCGTCTACTTCCTTTTTGGAATATGCTTCCTCGCTTAATCCCTCAAAAAACGGGAAAAAATTATGTCTGCAATTTGCCCCACATAATCCCTTACGCTTCCGTAGTTTGTATTTTCGACGAAGTTAGGATATTTTGCATCCCCACCCAAGCGGGAAAATACCTTGCCTTGCCATAAAGCGTGGGATGGTCTGCTTCCCTGATGTGCCGTAGTTTCTACCAAGTTTGAACCCATTTCTTCCGCTCTGCCCTCTTGCATCTTACCCGCAGTTTGGTTAACACCCGTTAATAAACTTCGCCTTACCGCACTAGTCAAGTTTATCCTTGAACCCGTCGCATATTCTATAGCCGTCAGCCCCTCGTTAGCCATCCCACCAACCGCATGTTTTATCGCTTCTTGATAAGTGTATGCTCCCGAACTGATTTGCGTATATGCTAAATCCGTCGCCCGTTGGTATAATTCCTTGCCTGTGTTCATCGTAGTCATTGTCAAGTTTTTAAGATTATTATTGTTCTTAACTACCCCCGCATTTAATATTTGCAACATACTAGGACTTTGCTTAATCGGTAATGGTTCTAATCCCACAGCACTGTAAATCGCATCGTCGTATCGTAGTGCCGTAACTCCCGCCTTGTTAAATGCCGTCGCAACCTTTTTTTCACTTATCGAGTTTATCTCGGCAATCCTCTTAATCATGTTTTCGTATATGATTCCCATTTCTTGACTTTGATTTATCTGCCACTCCACAGTAGAACTTATATTATAATTTGCGTTTGCTACACGCTTTGACATATCCTTTAGAATCTGTGTTTCGAATCGCCTATATAAGTCCTCAACATCGGGTGCAACATTGTCCAAGTAATTTGCTGTCAACATATCGAATCTCCTTTAGTCTATAGATTTTCAAACCCTGTAGGTTCGGCAAGTATCATGTTCTTTGCGGTCTGCATATCCTCTGTGAAGTACTTCATTCGGAATTCATACTTCTGCATTAACCCCGCATTTACAAGCGACAAATCTCTTGTCATTTCCGCACTTTTATCTTCAATTATGGAATCGTCAAAGTTGATAGAGAGTGCTGAATCCATGTTCATAGGAAGATTTATAAACGTATTCCCAATATACATTATGCCTTTGAACAAATCGAATAAGCAATTCTCAAGAGTTATCTCATGCTTTTTAAGAGTCCTAAATAAGCTACTGTTTTCACTAATAACCTGTGTCGCCGTCACAACTCCGCCCGCATCGAATTTATAATGTTTCTCTCCGAATCCTACCTTTGAACTTAAGATATTAAGCTGTAAGTATATTGCCTTTTCGTGTTCATCCGCCCTTATAGTCATGTCAGTATCAATGATACTTTGTTTCCCATCCATGTCACTAGGTAAGCTATAAAATACCACATCGTTGGGGTCAAATGTAAGCTTTGATTCCCCTGTTTGTATGTCAACTTTGATAGCTTCTGCCGATACGAATATTCTCTTCCGCCCAAGTAGGAATTCATTCGCTAAACTATCGTAAATGATATCAGCGGACTTGAGTGTGGGAATAGCATTTGCGAATACAGATATCCCATAAGGATTATCCAAATTGATGTTATTAACAATATTCGGTCGAAGTATACTGAACCATTTTACATTGCTCTTTGTTTCGAATTCAGGTATAAAGTCTGTCTGTTGGTCTGTAATATCTGTGTAATTTGCACCTGTTTCTTTCAGCACATAATTACGAATCAAGTAATCCCCGTTGTCATCTAAAACATGCATGCTCACATAAACGTAAGTCGCTTTGCCGTCTGTCTTGCGAGTGGCGAAAGCACATTCCGTAATGTCGTTCCCCTCATAGCTTAAAGGGAATATCTTGCTTGCGGGAATAAAACTTATGTCAATTCTCCCGTCGCCTGTGTCAATTATGTTAGTCGCATCATCATACTTCAAGTCTCCTAATCCAAGCACAAATGCCCCTGTGCCGAGTGCAAAGGATAATTCTACACCTCTGTTCGCAAGTACCCAAAAGTCATTGTCAGAGAGTACTCCCAAAAGTCGCTCTTGAGTTGCACTTTTGCCTTCGCTCCCGTCATCCACCGAAAATTCAACCCGCTCGTTCATGAGTAAATTTGCCCAATCCTCTGAAACTTTCTTTGCCATCTGCATGCCCAACCGCTTTTGAGGAACTTTCTTCTCGCCATTGTAAATTGTGTAGTTGTGGAATGATGCAACATCCCCCTTGTACCAACTTCCCCAATCGCTCAAGTGCCGTTCCATATCCCCAAAACATTTTAAGTCATAACCCTCTTTCTTAAAAAATCTTTGTAAATCCATCTTAATTCTCCTTATCTTCTCAATATGTAGTCCGTCAACGGTTTCGCATATTTCTCAAAACTATATTCAAGTGCATCCATTGTATCAATATCGCTTGTGCCGTCATCGAGCCTAATATCTTCTGTCACGAATTTAGCATCCCACACCGCATTTTGTAAAGCATTTACTACAGTTGTGCAATGTCGCATTATCTTGAAACGACCGCTTGATTGAAGCCGTATTAACAATTGTATCCTGTCCTTAATAGCAATCTTTGAAGCGTTCTGTATCACGACGGGAAGCCCATATTTCTGTGTAGTTCTCATAATACCCCGTATGAGTATCTGTTCTGCACTGTCACAAAACGCATAACCTACTTTGCCATAGTTGTTCAAACACATAGTTGCAAAGTCCTTAAAGTCGTTGTCTAACCCTGTGGGGTCTAAATCTCTGCTTATCCGCTTCGATTCAAGAACAACCACCTCTTCATAGTTTGCCGTAATCCCCGTACACACAAAAGTAGTATCAGATTTTGTTCCGCCAAAGTCAACTCCTATATTTATCAATACTATTCTGCCCTTGAGTTCATCCAAGTTATCAATTATATAAGCCCCGCTATTATCCGCAAAGTCCTTATATATAATCCCCTCTGCTCGAACCCATCGTCCAAGTATGAACCTTTGATAATAAACCCCTGTGTATTCCATCATGATATTTTTAACATAATCTTCGTCAAGGAATCTATTGTCTGTGAGTATGAAATTCCAAACATTTATATCAAGTATCTCATTGTCCAAATAGTTTGTTTTAATATAATGATTAGGATTATCAGGATTGCAAGTTGCCCACAATTTTGCACCTTTATACGAAAGTCTTGATAATAACATAGTCACAAAACTTTCAGGAAAAAGTGTTATTTCATCACAGTAAGCACCACCCAAAGTCATACCTCGAATTTTGTTCTCGCTTCTTTCATCGTTAGCACCCTCAAGATGTATCTTACGTCCAAACAGAACCCCTGTTTTCATACCCGCCGAATAAGAGAAATTGTTAGCACCCACCATAGTCTGCAAGAGATTTAAACAGTTACGCTTTAATGAGCCTACCGTCTTTCCAATCATCATGTATTCAGTGTCAGTAGGCATAGTTGCAACCCACATTGCCCACTTGAGTAAACTAACATAAGTCTTACCACTTCGCACACTTCCGCTTAAAAAGTTTAATCGCTTCCCTTTGTTTTTAAAGAATTTTGTCTGTAAGTCCGTAAGTTCCATAAGTTCGCCACTATTCGTCGCCATCGTCATTTTCCTCAATTCGCTTCATCAATCCAAGTATATCTCCAAGCATTCCATTATCCGTAATCGTTACAGCATTTCTGTCAACTCTTCCATACTCTTTAGGGTATTTTCTTTCAAGAAGCCAAGCACTCGCCGTCCAGTTTTTCCTTGATGATTTAGTGATGTTATTTACATGAAAAGCTTTGAAACCCGCCTCTGCCCTTTTAATTGCGTCCATCAAGTCCACCTTTATTTCAGCATGTTTGATTGTAGTATCCCCGTCCAAGTACTTTTTAGCATCTTGAATCCACTCATAAAATGCCGAATCAGAAATCCCGCATAGCTTACAAGTATCAACATTTGAGTTCCCATTTTCAATATAAGTCGTTATTTCGTCTATCAGTTTTGGTGTAAGTTCTAATTGTCGCATAGTATTTCTCCCCCTTTCCTCGCAATATCTTCATAAGCAACCGCAAGCCTATTAACATTCATATCGCTACATATGAACTTCCGCCCATACTTAAAAGCGTTTTTAGAAGTCAAACCTCTACCGTTCATGAAATCGCATATAACGTCATTTTCATCCATTGTAACGATTATATTTTCATTCACATCCACTTCATCGAGTTTTGAATCCTGTATCGCTATAAAGTCCTTTTCGTCGTTCCAAGCCTGTACTATATAACACAAGTTCTTTTTATAATAAGTCGATTCGTAAACTTTCACATTCACAAAATGACTGAATAACATTGTAATAACTTTATCAACATTCGCCTTACCAACCTCAATAAAAACAGTCCTCAATTTTATCATGTTTTCAAGATAGTATTTAATTCTTTCAAGAAATATTTCGTAAGTCATCCGCCCCGAATCTTTATCAGCCTTTATGTCGTATCTCTTAACGTCTCCGATAGTATACGGTACATCAATAAAGACTACGTTAGCATCCAAGAATTCTTTTGGAAATCCCTCGAATATATCATGGACGAAAAGCTTGCCAATCGCTCCCACACTGTATCTCTTGTCGGGAGTTATTTGAGTTCTGTCAATTGCCCCGTTGTATTTGTGATTCCTAGAATTATTCATTACCATCCCGCACCCCCATATCATCAATGAAGTATTTAGAACTTCTGTCTCTAGCCCTCTTTGGGTTAATTGCTGAAATCCCCTCTGCATGTTGGACAAAGCAAGGGATAACCACCCAATACTTGAGTTTGTGTTTCTTCATGTAATCCGCAACGATTGTGTCAAGTCCTGTGGGGTGCTTAAGCCTGTTGTTGTTCTGTTCCACCCAATCGGGATATGATTTCGCAATCTCAAGCCCCATATTTTTAGGATAGTAAGTACATTGGTTCCATGCGAATTTACTACCAGTTACGAATCGACTTCCAAGTTTATAGTCCGTCGCCCTGTTCGTGTAAAATTGAATCAGAGAATCAGGATGTTTCTCAATTTCGCCAAGTACTTTATTTTTGAAATCTTCACATAATATAACATCATCCTCAAGGTGGATGAAAGGTTCGCCACCACTGAATATCATACTTTGCAAAAATACAAACATCGCACTCTTCATATTCTTTTCAGGCATGAATCCCTTGACAGTGTCGGGGATAACTATTAAATCAGGGATTTGTTTAATCATTTCATTAAGGTATTTCTCTCTGCCGAATCCCTCAACATATTGACAAATATACTTCATAATTTTTACCGTCCTTTCCGTTCTAATATTACAACTCTATAATACGGTTCTCCCAGCAAATTTTTATCATATACTATATTTTTTCTTAAGAGCCATATAATGCCGTTAATTACGAACTGTTTCGCCCTGTGGAGCCTAGTGAACAGTTTTTTATTCCCCGCATAATAACTTTCAGAACCCTCAAGAAAAGGTCTATCATACATTACGACAATTACATTTCTCCCACACTTTTTTAGCATCCGCCATATAGTAAAGGGATGCATATAGTTTATACTGAAAGTCGCCGTAATAACATCAAATTCATTAACCTCTACCGCTTTAAGAACTTTGTAAGCATCGCCCCAAATCGCCCCAAATTCCCCACAGAATTCTTTGTCTAAATCTACTTGCGTCAAATTACATTTATTCCATATCAATCTTTTAACGAATCCCGTACCGCTCCCCAAATCCAAAACGTCATCATTGATACGAATATACCGTTTGAGTAAAAGTTCAATCGCCCAATCCTCATGCCGGCAATGTTCGTTTAAATATGCATGGTCATAATCAATATCTGAATATTTAACATTCAACATATGCTTCCTTTCCGCAATGTGGACAAATCGCTCTAACTTGCCTTGGAGTGCCATCTTCCCGCATCGTTTCGGAGTTTGCCCGTTTCTCTTGAGTATACGGAGAATTAGAAGCCGTATTTTCGCTTTTAAGGGGTGTTTGTTCGTCTTGCCTTATGCTTGTACCTGTTGCATGGTAAACTTCTTCCCCATCGTCGCTAACCACCGCTCCACCCACATAAACATTAGGGATTGTAGGGGAATATTCAGGGAGTTCTATTTCAGGTTCAAAAAACAATCTTTCGAATTCCATCTTGTCTATCTTTTCATATTCTAATTCGAGTTTCCCTATATCCCAGCTTGATAATTCCTGAATCTTATTATCCGCAATTCTATCCGCCTTGATAATGTCTTCATTCTCATGAGATATTATACAAGGTATTTCATCCATGCCAAGCATCTTTGCAGACCGCAATCTTGCATGTCCTTTTACGACTACCCCGTTTTCGTCAATTACGATAGGAACATTGAACCCGAATTTCTTAATTGCTTCTGAAAGTTCCACGACCGTTTTGTCGTTTCGTCTAGGGTTTCTCCAATAAGGGGTTATGTTGTCAATGTTCCTCATTACAACCTCAAGTTTATTGTCCATATTTTAACAACTCCTTTGTATCAACATAGAATATTTCGTGACAATGTTCGCACTCAACTTCTTTCAATTTTGCACTCTCCGAATTAGTCACAAGATTATGAACCTTGTCCACACTCCTGTCAATATCCTTTTGCTCAATATCTCGTATGCCTATTTTAGTTTCTCGTATTTCAGGGAGTTCAAGTCCAAGCCCTCGCAAGTCAAAACTCATTTCCTTTATTTCGTACATAAGCTTTTCATCGTCATAAACCGCCAATTCTGAAAGTTTATTATCGACAAGTCTTTCCTCTCGAATTTCGTCGTCTGTGCCGTCAATCATAATGCATGGAATCTCGTTCCATCCAAGTTCCAAAAGAGCCTTATATCTCGAGTGTCCTTTGACAATCACAAGGTTCATATCAACCACAATAGGAACATTGAACTTTGCTTGCGGAATCATTTTCACGAGTGCCGATACAGCCCTATCGTTAACCCTTGCGTTGTTCTTGTATGGAGTGATATTCTCCGCCCTGAAATATTGAATATTATCGTAAATCTTAATTGCCATCTTCAAGCCCCTCTTTATACTTTCTTTTCAAGTCGAGTTGATGGGTAGTTTCCCAACTGTGGGAAAAGTCCTTACCCGCATATAGTTTCGAGAATCCTGTGATATGTTTGAGTCTTGAAAGTTCATCTACTTCAAGCCCAATCTCATTACAAACCTCTACGTCACTCTTACCCGCTTTAAGCATATTTAAGACAACGTTTGACATACCCTCTGTAGAATGTTTTCCTCTTGCCCTGTTGTGCCTTACTGTGGAAGCCATCCTTTCAGTTACATCCTTTTGTAATACAACAATCGGAATTTTAGAATTATTCAAGCTTTTTAAATCGTCGTTGTATTGCATGGTACAGTGCCTATGAAAGCCATCAATGATGATGTACTTATCCCGTTCTTTGTCATAAACCGTAACGATAGGTTGCGTGTATCCGTCTGCCTTAATGCTAACATATAATAGCTTCATTTCTTGTAATGCCACCGCATTAGGGTTATAGTTATTCGCTTCCACTTTGTCTAAATCCACCCACATAACATTTTCAATCGGATTATGCTTCTTGCTAGACATTTCAAATGCAATGTCCTTTACTTGCTGAATCGCTAAATCCCTATCGGGTTGCTCTGCTATCCAAACTTTTAATTGTTCTAACATGCTTTAAAGCCCCTTTCTTTTTACAAATATTTTTTAGAGTAAGTATCGTCATTAATTTTGCTAACCAAGTTCATTCTGCTCATTGCATTTATGTTTTTAGTTCCCGTCCAATCGTTTACAAGGATTTCTTGAACATGTTCTTTAGCCCACTCTCCGCCACTCTGTTTATCAAATCGCTTTTGGAAGTGCTTTTGCAAATCTTCCCGTATGAGATTCTTGAGTAAATAATCCCTGTATTCCATCCAAGTGCTGAACATTGTAGGCAACTCTGAAACAAGAACATTCTCTTGCATCTGTGAGAATGTGCTAATTCCTGATAGTCTGTTGCAGAGTCGATTATAGGTGTTAGGCTCTAATTCTTGGAGCATATATAAGCTTCTGTATGCGGTTTCATGATGCAAGTTAGAAACCCTCATGTTCCTTGGAGCGACACCATAATTAAACATCTTGTCATATATAACATTATAGTTCCACCCAAACCGCTGAATTGCTATCCACACATCCGCAAATTCCCAATCGTATATAGGATAAAATGTAAACCCTTTAGGTTCTTTTTTACCCCAAGTCGCATCTTTATATGTCAATGCTCCCGTCACTCCGCCAAATCTCATAGGCGATTCTTGAGTTCTTATCCCGCCTAAATTTGCGTAGCGTTCTCCCTTGAACATAACTTTTGCCACATGTGAGAATAAGTCCTTGAATCTATCAGTTCCAAAATGATTTTCCTTAATAGAGATTTCGTCCTGTGGATGAATCCAATCTTCCTTTTTATTTATATCCCATGCGTTCAACCAATCCTCTTCAAATGATGAAGCATTGAATATCTTGAATGGTATTTGCAACCAATAAGGGTTTACTTCATCCCTATAAAATACTTCCTTGCAATAGTTTTTTGTTGCTTCCCACTCTGCTTCTTGGTCTATCCATAATACGTTTAAAGGTAGCCTGTTAAGTTTCCTTGCAACAATTAAAGCGAGTTCCAAGATTACTGTAGAATCCTTTCCCCCGCTAAAACTTACCACCACATTGTCGAATTCACTGAATATCCATTCTATCCGTCTTAATGCTTCATCATATACATTTGATTTCTTAAATATCTTAATGACAATCACTTCCTCTCTTTGGTTATATTATAAATTAAAATAAAAAAAAATCAAGCATTATGCTTGACTTCTTTTGCAAACCTGATAATTTCCGTCTTTTCGTGGAACAAAGTCGTAATTTTCTAATTTTGCTCTATTTATAATTGTTGTCTCCATGATTGGAGCACCCATTGTAAAGTAGTAATATTCTCCTGAAATAAAGTACCTGTTCGGAGTGCTCCCGAAAAATGCCGTAAACCCATGTGTCCTAATCGCATGCACCGAATGATAGAATTCCTCTCTGTCATTGCCCTCGAGATATTTTATTGCAACATACTCATGAGGTAGGTTCTTGTAAGATTTTGCTATAATCCAAACATGCTTTTCTATGAACTTTTTAAATCTCTCCATAGTTTTAAATTCCTTTCCTTGTGTTTGTACCACCATGCACTATAAAACGGCTTAAATGTGCCATTTTATCGCTCGCAGTATCATCGCTTTGGCTTTTTACCCGTCACATATAGAATTGCAAGGTTTTTTAGAGTTTTTATAATCTCCCAAAATGCTTTTAATAATTTCAATTCTCTTTGCTCCTTTCCTCGCTCGCTTCACATATAGATTTTTTATTTACAATTCTGTCCTTGATTTCACAATACACCCTGTTCATATCCGAGGGTTGTGACCATTTGCAATTTTCACAATATACAAGTTGAACCCATTGCTTCCCGTTTATAATTTTAGTTTTCACAGTTCCACCTTAATCTTTCCCGCAAGCCGTAAAGTTTCTTCTTCCTGTAGCTTTGCGTAATTACCGTCGTTAAACAGTTCCTGTCGTGTCTTAACCGTTGGACAACGTTTGATAGATTTTAAATATTCTCGAATCTCGTCTTTTTGTTTCCCTCGCTTTATTGTATTAGGCCTGTATAGAATATGATGCAACCGCCAATCTTCCGTCTGCATTTTTCTCCTTGAGTCTTTACAAATTTTCTTTGGACAAACAATGTTATCCCACCGAACAGGTATGAACTCTTCCCCACACACTACACAAGCCTTGCTGTCTAGTATTCCTGTGGGAACAAGAGTGTTGTTGCACTTCTATCCCACTCTGTAATTATTAAAACTTTACCCTTACAGGTTTTATAAGTTGCCACAATTCTATCTTCGGTTTCTCCCGAGATAGCCTTAAGATTTGCTTCAATATCTTCAGGATATTCCATATCTGAAAAATCCGCTTCAAGGTACCTACCCAATATTTTGCCAATCTCGATTTCAAATTCCACATCCCCAAGCATCGCTTCCGATACCCCCGAGGTCATTAATGTTGTTCCAATTTCTCCAAATGATGCTCTCATATCTTTTTCTCCTTAATCCCTAATCTCAAAGGGTATTCCAATAACTCCAACGATATGTTCTGCCCCACGTTGCGTTATTATAATTGTTGTATGGGGGTTTCCATACTCATACAAATAGTTAATAAATTGTTTTGATAACCTTTCGAATTCTTTCATCTGTTCTTCTCTTATAGTCATTTTTAATTCCTCTCTTTCCTTTTTTCTTTAATAAGGATAATATTTTTCAAGCGTTTTATATTGCATAAAGCATACTCCCATTAATGCCAACCCCACAAGCACCCCCCAATTGTCCATGATTATTCCTGAAATAAAGAAACCTATACCGAAAAATCCATGAAGCAATATAAATATAACAAGATGCACTTCACTAGCAGATTCTGTAAATGTGAGGATATTCAATATTATGTAGAACACCCCCAAGACGATTAGTCCTGTGATAGTATACATTTTAACCCTCCACTATCAAAGGACACC